GTGTAACTATGATGTCCAGCCGTGGCATGGGGGCCATCAACCCCAGCAAGATGCCCAAGAAGAAGGTCATCCATCGTAAGGATGACCCGAATACCGTGGACATGTACGCGGCTGGCGGCAAGACCAAAGTCAACCAAGCTGGTAACTACACTAAGCCGGGTATGCGCAAGTCGCTGTTTGAGTCAATCAAGTCCCGTGCGGTACAGGGCACAGGCGCAGGTCAGTGGTCGGCCCGGAAGGCACAGTTATTGGCAAAGCAGTACAAGGCGAAAGGCGGTGGTTATCGTGGCTAAAAGAAAAGCTCTTGGAACACTTGCTGCCCTTGCTGCACTTGGTGCCCTTGGCGCGGCTGCGTCACGAGGGCGCTCGGCTTCAAATGAGCCCCGGAAATTGGTGCTTTCGGATAGTTCGGGCGGCAGGGAAGAAATCGACCCGTTTTACAGGGATGTCGCAGAGGACATAACCAGTAAGCCCTTAATGACCAGGGGAAAAACTGCGGCTCAAGTCGCAGAGATGATAAAAAACCCTGTTGGCCGTGAAGCGACAGATTCAGAAATGCGATACGTTGCCGATATGGCGGAACAGCTTCGCGGCAAGAAGTATGCTCGCACCGCAGCAGGAGCGCCAATTTTTACGGCAGACGGGGATGCTGTGCAGTTTGGTTCTAATAACCCCCAGCCGATGTATGGCATGAAAAAAGGAGGCAAAGTGTCGTCCGCAAAAAGCGGCAAAACTGCCTCTGCATCGAGGCGCGGAGATGGTATTGTTCAACGGGGTAAAACTCGCGGCAAGATGGTATGAAAGACCCGCAGCAATCGCTCAAGGACTGGGGCAATCAGCGTTGGACAACCAAGTCCGGCAAACCGTCGTCCAAGACGGGGGAGCGGTATCTGCCTGAGAACGCCATTAAGGCGTTGACCCCCGCTGAGTATGCAGCCACAACCCGTGCCAAGCGGGCGGGCAAGAAGGCCGGGAAGCAGTTTGTGAAGCAGCCGCCCAAAGTGGCAACAAAGACAGCAAGGTATCGGTAATGGCTACCACATCAGGCGCAAGCAGTTTCAACCTCGACTTGACTGAGTTGGTTGAGGAGGCGTTTGAACGCGCCGGTTCAGAGTTGCGCACGGGCTATGACCTCAAAACTGCCCGACGCAGTTTAAACATCATGTTTGCCGATTGGGCAAACCGTGGCATCAACCTCTGGACGATTGAGCAGGGCACAATTGACATTGTGCCGGGGCAGAACACCTACGCCCTGCCGACCGACACGATTGATCTTCTGGAGCATGTGATCCGCACTGGGGCCAACGTGGCAGCAACTCAGGCAGACCTGACCATCACCCGGATCAGTGTTTCCACCTACGCCACGCTGCCCAACAAGCTCCAGCAGGCCCGACCGATCCAGGTCTGGGTCCAGCGTTACAACGGCCAGCAGAGCCCGACCGGCCTGTCCATCAGCGGCGGTGGAATTAGTGCCACCGTCAATCAGATTACCCTCAACTCTGTGGTTGGCCTGCCTGCCACGGGGTTTATCAAGGTTGACTCTGAAATCATCAACTACGGATACATCTCAGGGAATACCCTATACAACTGCTTCCGGGGTCAGGCCGACACCACAGCCGCATCCCACGCCAACGGGGCAGCGGTTTACTGGCAGCAGCTTCCTGCTGTCACGGTCTGGCCAACGCCGGACAACGCCCAGCAGTATCAGTTCGTGTACTGGCGTCTGCGCAGAACGCAGGATGCTGGTGGCGGTGTAAACGTCATGGATGTTCCCTTCCGGTTCATCCCGTGCATGGCGGCTGGCTTGTCCTATTACATCGCCGGGAAAATCCCTGGCGGCATGGAGCGACTGCCCATGCTGAAGGCCCAGTATGACGAGGCTTGGCAATTGGCCGCCGATGAAGATCGTGAGAAGGCTGCGATTCGGTTCGTGCCCCGCCAGCAGTTCATTGGGAGCACTTACTGATGGGCAACAGGTTTGCCAGTGGTAAGTATGCGATTGCTCAGTGTGACCGCTGCGATCAGCGGTACATGCTCAAGCAGCTTCGTCGTGAGGTCATCAAGACCAAGAACTACGAACTGCTGGTGTGCCCGGAATGCTGGGACCCGGATCAGCCGCAGTTGCAGTTAGGCATGTACCCGGTGGATGACCCGCAGGGTTTGAGGAATCCTCGCCCAGACCGCAGTTACAGGCTTTCTGGGACCAGTGGGTTGCAGGTTGAGGTTGGTTCCGGGCCATTGGGTACTGGGACCGTGGAAGCTGGAAGTCGCATATTTCAATGGGGATGGAACCCGGTTGGTGGTTCTTCATTTTTCACCGCGAACGAAACACCAAACAACTTGGTGTTGGCAGTGAATTTGGGTACAGTTACAGTTGCAACGACATAAGGAGTAGATCATGATGGACGCAAAGAAGGCAGTGCATAAGCACGAAAAGGCTATGCACCCCGGCAAACCATTGACCAAGATGAAAGCTGGCGGGAAAACCAACGCCGACATGCTCAAGTATGGTCGCAATATGGCCAAGGTCATGAACCAGCGTAGCCCTGGTCGCAAGGGGGGTTGATATGAACACCGATGATTTCAAGTATTTCCCGTCGGACACCAAAGACCCTATTGGGAAGTACATTCAGCCCAAGGTGTATCCGTCTGTTGTGGTGGGCGAAGAGTCCGCCAAAGAGACCATGCGCAAGGCCAATGTGTCTGTGGCCAACACCCGCAGCCAGGATTATGAGCCGACCAAAACCAGCGGCACGATGATGCGTGGCGGCGGTGCGGCAACCAAAGGCAAGATGCTTAGGGGTCCGCTGGCATGAACTACGCTGCGTTGTCTGCTGCGATTCAGGATTACACCCAGAACTACGAAGATGAGTTCGTGGCGAATATTCCTGTCTTTGTCAAACAGGCGGAGCAGCGCATATACAACACGGTTCAGTTCCCGTCGCTGCGCAAGAACGTCACAGGCTCGACTTCGACGAACAACAAGTACTTGGCGTGCCCAGGTGATTTTTTGGCCGCTTACTCTATGGCGGTTGTGACGGGCGTTACGGGCGGCAACATCAATACCGGTTCGTACGAGTACTTGCTCAACAAGGATGTGAACTTCATCCGGCAGGCATACCCAACGCCCAACGACTCAGGGGTTCCTAAGTACTACGCGCTGTTTGGGCCGACGGTATCGGGCACGACGATCTCCGATGAGCTGTCTTTCATCCTTGGTCCGACCCCAGACGGCGTGTACTATGTTGAGCTGCACTACTATTACTACCCGGAATCAATCGTTACGGCGAGCACTTCTTGGCTGGGCGACAACTTCGATTCAGTTTTGCTCTACGGCTCTCTGGTCGAAGCGTACACGTTCATGAAGGGTGAGGCCGACATGATGGCTTTGTATGACGGCAAGTACAAGGAAGCCCTCATGCTGGCCAAACGTCTTGGCGATGGTCTTGAGCGCAGTGATGCATACCGCAGTGGTCAGTACCGCACACCCCCGCTGCCGCAGAATAATGGGGTGGCATGATGGCGCTCACTGGCAACTATTCCTGCAACACGTTGCGGTCGGGGCTTGCCAACGGCACGATCAACTTCGCCTCGGACACGTTCTATCTGGCGCTGTACACCAACTCCGCCACGCTAGATCAGACCACCACGGCATACACAACGATTGGCGAAGCCTCTGGTGGCAATTACGTTGCTGGGGGTCAGGTGGTGACCGCCACTATCGCAAGCCAGGACACAGCCAGCGGCAGCATCACCTACGTCAATTTTTCGTCCCCTGCGTGGACGGGGAACATCACCGCTCGTGGGGCGTTGATCTACACTCCCGGCGACAACGGTGCGGTGTGTGTTCTTGACTTTGGCTCAGACAAAACGTCTATCGTTTCTTTCACCGTACAGATGCCTGCCAACACCAGCACATCTGCTCTCATCCGACTTGTTTAAGGAGTATCCCATGTCGAACGAAATCGTAAAATCAAAGGACACCATGAGCGCCGGTCTGGTGGCAGGCACCCGTTCTGGCGAAGAGATGGTGGCGCTGGGCCGCTTCAAAGTTCAGTGCTTTGACAAAGACGGCAACCTCAAGTGGGAAGATGAAAACCACAACCTCGTGGTAAACGTGGGTTTGCAGTACATGTGCGGCACGGCCCTGACCAGCGTGGCTCAGATCACGACTTGGTACATCGGCCTGTATGGAGCGGGTGCATCGAACACCCCTGCTGCCGGTGACACGATGGCTTCCCACGCCGGATGGACTGAAGTTGTCCCGTACAGCAACGCCACCCGCCCAACCTGCACCTTTGCAACCGCAACGACGGCCAACCCATCTGTGGCTACCAACTCTGCGTCTGTGGCGGTGTTCAACATCAATGCAACCTCGACCGTGGGCGGCGCGTTCTTGACCAGCGACAACACCAAGAGCGGCTCGACTGGTACGCTGTTCTCTGCGGCGGATTTCTCCGCCCCTGGTGACCGGGCCGTCACATCGGGCGACACATTGAATGTAAACTATACTTTATCTCTTGCAGGTTGATGTGATAGGATACACCTTCATTAACTTGGAGGTGTTATGGATTTACGAAGCTATCGTTTGTGGA